AGTTGGTTCCAGTGGAGGCAATGGCGGTACTGGCGGTAACGGCACTGGCACGGGCCGTGGTGGCGGCGGCGGTGGTGGTGGCGCTGGCGGAAGGGTGACCCTGATAAACGCATTGACTGGCGCCGTGTCGGTATCTGTAGGTGGCGCGGGTGTTGCTGGCACCGCCACCGTTACTACTACAGGTGGTGCTGGCGCTACTGGAACCAACTTGACTGTATCATTGTAAGGTAAGCAGCAATGACAATTCAACGACCGCTCATTCAAATCTACAACACGGAAGCCGGTCAAGTCACCGTCCGTGAGATGAACGATGCGGAGTATTCGGCTTGGCTATCAGAACAAGATGCTCAACAAACCAAATCGGCGCGGAAACAACGCAACGATCTTTTGGCCGCAACGGATTGGCAAGTATTGAGAGCTTTGGAAGATGGTAATGGGCTTGACTTCAATCTTGCTGCTTATAGGCAAGCATTAAGAGACGTGCCTGAGCAGCCCGGATTTCCGTATGATATTGTCTGGCCTTCGATGTGATTGAGAAGGGTTGAAAATCTAAGCAATGTTTGGCTTCTCACCATTTTCCGCAGCGCCTTTTAGTGGTCTTATTACCACAGCGGAAAACTCGTATGCAAGAAGCGCCTCCGATACTCTCAGCCTTACCGACGATGCGGTTTGTGTGGTTAGCCTTTCTGGCTCTACCTCAGATTCTATAACCCTAACAGACTCCACCACATACTCGTTCAATGCACTAGCAAGTGCGTCTGATAGCATTACCTTAACAGACTCCAGCGCCACCATTGCCAGCCTCTCCAGCGACTCCTTTGACACTCTCACACTGCTTGATGATGTAGTGGCAGGGGTGGCTTGTTCGGCCAGTTCTTCGGACTCTATAGCTCTGTTTGATATTTCGGTTGGCGGTCTTACTTATTCAAACAGCGCGTCCGATAGTATATCAATATCCGATTCATCAGCTTGCAAATTATTTATAATAGTAAGCGGTTTGGATAGCATTACTGTTTTAGATTCCGCTTCCGTCAGGCAACGCACAAATGTATCTTCAAGCGATTCAATTACTCTTTCTGACATTGCTGCAAATATAGCTAGCATGCGTTCCTCTGCTTCGGATACAATATCCTTGACTGATGTTGGGGCAGGGTATGCTGGCTGGGATACGATACCAAATCCCGATCAGAATTGGTCGCCAATAACGCCCGGTAGTGGCTCTGGCTGGACGACCATATCTGATGTAAGTTCAACATGGACGCCAATAGGAAATAGTTAAATGAGCCACAAAGACACAATCAATCTCTCGGACGGCGCTGGCGCCGGTCTTGTTGCCCGACATGAAGTTAATGACTTCGTTGGTGTGGCTGGCAAGTTCATGGTCACATGCCGCGATGCTGAGGGCAACATCCGCTGGGAAGATGGCTTCCCTAATCTGGTTGTGACCACGGGCAAGAACGACTTGCTCAACAAGTATTTCCTTGGTTCATCCTACACTGCTGCGTTCTTTGTGGGCCTGAAGGGCGCTGGGACCATCGCTGCTGGCGATACCATGGCCTCTCATGCTGGCTGGTCTGAGATTACCGGCTACTCAAACGCAACACGCCCGGCATTCTCTCCAGCATCCTCAACCGCTGGCTCATCCACAAACTCGGCTTCTGCTGCCGTGTTTAACATCAACGCCACCAACACCGTGGCTGGATGCTTCATCACAACCAACAGCACCGTTGGCGGCACGACTGGCACATTGTTCTCGGCTGCTGACTTCGCCTCCTCTCGCGCGGTTCTGAGTGGCGATACGCTGACTGTCACTTACACCGTCTCCTGCTAATCCCGATAAGGTAGCAACATGCCCAGCACATTCAGCCCGTCTCTTCGCCTTGAACTCATCGGGAATGGTGAGCAGGCTGCTAACTGGGGCAACACGACAAACACCAACTTGGGCACATTGCTTGAGCAGGCCATCACTGGCGTTGGTAATATTGTCATGGCCGGAACTAGCGTCACGCTAGTAAGCGGCTCTGGTATTGCTGATGAAGCGCGTAATGCGGTTTTGGTTCTTGGCGGAACTCTTTCTGCATCTTGCAACCTTATCGTGCCCACAGCCAATAAGTTCTATGCCGTTCGCAACGCAACAATTGGCTCTCAGAATGTTGTTGTCAAAACATCTGCCGGGACCGGCGTTGGTTTAGCTAATGGCTACACCCAACTTATGTACTGCGATGGCACAAATGTTGTGCCAGCAACGCTGCCGTTTAATTCAACCACAGGCAATGTTATTGTTAGTGGCGACATTTCTGTTGTTGGCGCGGTTACTGTAGGCGGCGCCACCACAATGAATGGTGACGCGATCATTAGTAAGACAACACCAACGCTCACTCTAGATAAAGCTGCTTCAGGTCAAAACAATATCATTTCAGGACAAACAAATAATTCATATAGATGGATAATTCTTCCGGGAAATGCTGAGGCTGAAACTGGCAGTAATGCTGGAAGTAATTTTCATATACAAAACTACAATGATTCTGGCGTTAACATTGAAACTCCTTTTGTTATCAATCGTTCTACTGGCGCAACAACCGTAAAGCAGCTTACTGCCAGCGGGAATATATCGGCTGGCTCTGGTGGCGCTGGTGAAAAGCAATTTCTTTTATACAACAATAATCGACAAGTATATTTTTATCTAGCTGCTGACGGTAATAATTCCGGCCTTTACGATCTAAATGCCAGTCGTACACGTTGGAATACCGACAACAGCGGGAACATGAGTGTTTGGAATAATTTGACTATGGGTGGTGGAGTCACTTCTAGTGGCGACATTACAACTCTTTCCTCTCTTCGCTCTAAACTTTTTGACGGAGCTACAGGTCAGGTACTTCTCGGCAATGGCGGCTATCGTTTATATCAAAATGGCTTGGGTGCATTTGATGTAAATGGAAACTTTACTGCCTCTAGCTTTATAAGTTCGGGCGCTGACGTTAATGTTCCTTCCGCATCTTCTGATGGAGTGACATATTACAGCAGTGGATTTGCTGCTAGCCCAGCAAATTACCAAACTTACTACAGGGCTTACCATGAAATTGGAGTCCAGGCTGGCGCTCAAATTGTTGTTGGCGGAAACCAGCCATCACCTTATGTTTATACATTTAGAAATGATGGAACTGCTTTTGCCGCAAATTGGCAAAGCCTATCTGATTCAAGGGTAAAATCAGATCAATCCATTATATCTAATTCTTTAGATAAGTTGAGCCAAATAAAAGGCATAACTTACAAAAGAAACGATATGAAAAACATGAACGGCTCTGATATTGTTCAGGCGGGCGTTCTGGCTCAAGATGTGGCTGAGGTTTTGCCTGAGTGTATTGAAGTTTCTTCAACGCCACCAAAGAATGATCCTGATGGCCCTGGCTTGATGTCGATCAACTACAACGGCGTTATCGCTCTGCTTGTTAATGCCGTTAATGAATTGAGCGCTAAGGTCGATGCGCTTGAGAAGAAGGTTGCTGGCTGATATGCCCCTTCAGAAACTCCAATTCACTCCAGGCATTCAGCATGACGGATCAAGATACTCCTCATCGGGTTCTTGGTCTGATGCTGATAAGGTCCGGTTTCGTACTGGGGCACCTGAGAAGATTGGTGGATGGCAGCCATCTGTGTTGCAACAGTTCCAAGGAACATGCCGCCAACTGTTTGCATTCTCTGATCTAGCCGGAAGTTATTATCTAGGTATTGGCACCCACCTCAAATATTATATTGAGCGTGGCGGTGCTATGTATGACATCACCCCAATTAGAGCAACTATTGTTCAATCCAATCCATTTACAACAACAAACGCATCAACAAATGTTCTTGTAACTATACCTAGCCACGGCGCAACTATTGGTGATTTTGTTACGTTTTCTGGGGCTGGTGCTGTTGGCGGCCTGACGCTAAATGGCGAATACCAAATCACGGACGTACTAACATCATCCACGTTTAACATCACATCCGCCTCTGCCGCCACCTCATCCGCGACTGGTGGCAATACCGTAACTGCCGTCTTTCAAATCAACACCGGAACCAACAGCACTCTCTATGGGAACGGTTGGGGCGCTGGAACTTGGGGCGGCATTCTAGCCTCCAGCAGCGTCACATTCACCGGCTCCATCGCTAGCACCACCCTAACCGTCACAGCGGTTGTTTCTGGCACCCTGGCTGTTGGGCAATTGATTACCGGAACTGGCGTATCTGCTAGCCCTCCAGGCTCTTTGGCAACGTATATAACGGCGCTAGGAACCGGCACGGGCGGGGTCGGCACGTATACCATCAATATATCTCAGGCCGTCTCCTCGCGCTCTATGAACGCTCTAAGCGGTACTGGGTGGGGTGTTGCTGCCAACACAGAAGTTTCAAGCACTCGCTTGCGCCTATGGACTAACGACAACTATGGACAAGATTTAGTCATCAATCCACGCGACTCTGCTATTTATTATTGGGCAAATTCCAGCGGCCTTGGAGCCAGGGCCGTTAGGCTTGATAGCTTGGCTGGAGCGTCTAACGTCCCAGCCGTCTCCCGTGAGATTATGGTGTCGGCTCTAGACCGGAAGATTATTGCCTTTGGCTGCACTGATATTGTTACCGGGGTCCAGGACCGTTTGCTGATTCGCTGGTCTGACAATCAAAATCCAACTGAATGGACTCCACTCGAAACAAACGCGGCGGGTGGCCTCCGCATTCCAACTGGTTCTGAGTTTGCCGCTGCGGTCAAAACCAAACAAGAAATTCTTGTTTGGACAGATAGTGCAGTTCACTCGCTTAGATATGTTGGTGCCCCATACGAATACACGATAACGCGCGTGGGCATGACAACTCTTGCAGCGCCGAATGCCACAGCATCGACCAACGATATAGTCTTTTGGATGGGAGCAAATGGCTTCTACCAATACGATGGTCGCGTGTACGGCTTGCCCTGTTCAGTTAAGGATTACGTCTTCAATGACCTTAACTGGGATCAGGCTGAGAAAATCTATGGCGGCAGCAACATGTCGTTCAATGAAGTCTGGTGGTTCTACCCAAGCCTAAACTCTCAAGAGAATGATCGTTATGTGGTTTATAACTATAACGAAAAGGTTTGGACGGTAGGAACTATAGTAAGAACTGCGTGGATCGACCGCAGTATTGAGGATTATCCTCGCGCGGCTGGCGTTGATGGCTATGTGTATTTCCATGAGATTGGGCAGGATGACGGCTCTACCAATCCATACTCACCTATTGTGGCGTACATCGAAAGTGCGCCAGTTGAAATTGGCTCTGGCGAAACCTTCGGGTTTGCCTGGAGAATGATTCCTGACTTGACGTTCAGGGATAGCAGCGCGGCCAATCCAACTGTTGATTTTGTTCTAAAGGCCCAGGATTATTCCGGCTCTAACTTCAGCCAGAGTAAAGACAATAACACCACGTTCATTGCGAGAATCCCGGTTGAGCAATTCACCAACCAAACCTACTTCCGTCTTAGGGGCCGCATGATGACGCTGCGGGTGGAAAGCACTGGCGTTGGTGTGGCGTGGCGCCTTGGTGTGCCGCGCGTTGATATTCGTCAGGATGGACGGAGATGACTCAGGGCCGCACAAGACTTCCTCTTGCTATTGATGATTGGGATAGAGTCTGGGCTGACCAGCTTATCAGAGCAATCGACCAGAACATTGAGGCTTTAGAATCTAATGTTCAAAATTCAGCCGCCATTACTGGTTATTATGGATCGTTCTACAGCACAGTAAACCAGACGGCTGCGGCAGCTAATACTGCATACGCCATGACATTTAACAACACAGACTCATCTAATCAAATCGCAGTTGTTAGTAATTCTCGCATAACATTCAAGAATCGCGGGATTTACAATTTGCAATTTTCCGCACAGATCAAACAAACATCAGGATCGCCGCACACTATTTGGATTTGGCTCAGAAAGAATGGAGTAAATGTTCCGAACACAACAGGGCAAACTGTAATACAAGGATCAAAGGCCGAGCTTGTTCCCGCTTGGAATTACATTGTTAGTGTTTTGGGAGGCGATTACGTTGAGCTTATGTGGGCTGTTGAAGACACATCAACTCGACTAGCATACGACGCAGCAACCGCTTTCGCTCCAGCAACTCCATCCGTTATAGCAACAGCAGTTTCAGTTTAAGGA